GACAGCTCCTTTTGACAATTACGTTGCTATCATACGCACCGTTATTTTTGTTAGTTACATGGTCACTAACACTTTTATTATATCTGGAGTAATTAGACACTGGAATGACGTATCAACTGAAAGATTATCTGTACAGCATCAATCAATCAAAAAAGAATATCCTTGATGGTGACGTTGATGCTGAGCGAGGTTATCCTCCTTACATTATTAACAGGTGCCTCAGTTCTTTTACGGATACTATCTTGTATGCCAATGAGATGAACAAGTATCCCAATCTTCCTAAGAAGATGCAATATGACTTTTTGCTAAATAGTGTGAGACCAAGGAAGAGGTTTTCTCCCTGGGCACGTAAAGATTCTATTGATTATCTTGAGTTAGTCAAAGAGTATTATGGTTATAATGACGATAAAGCACTTCAAGCTCTCAGGATTCTCACCAAGGATCAACTAGATAATATTAAGAAAGCATTGAGCAAAGGTGGAAAGAATGAGCGTTGATACTGAGGTCCAGTGGAAACAAACTGATATGGTAGAGGTAGTCCTTCGTGAACCAGATGACTTCCTTAAAGTGAGAGAAACGCTCACACGTATTGGTGTTGCATCCCGCAAAGAAAAAAAGATTTACCAGTCTTGTCATATCTTGCATAAGCAAGGCAAGTATTACATTGTACATTTCAAAGAGTTGTTCGCTCTAGATGGCAAGAACACGAACTTTTCTTTGAACGATCTTCAGCGTCGTAACAGAATTATTCAGTTGCTTTCTGATTGGGGATTGATTACTATTGTGAATGCTGATCAGATTGCTGATCTAGCACCACTCAATCAAATTAAAGTATTAGCGTTCAAAGAAAAAAAGGAGTGGACGCTAGAATCCAAGTATAATATCGGTCGTAAGAAAACAACGGTTGAGTAAACCGTAAGTTTTAATACGGTTCTCCGCTATTAAAGGTTTGTTGCCAATCGTTAAATAAGTGTGTGAGAGGACGAGGGGCGGTTCACCGTCCCACTCTTACGCCAGGATGCCTTCGGGGTCCTATGCAAACGTCGCTTATTTAAGGACATGACTAACATAACCTGGGAAACATATACCCCATATTCAATCGGATTCAATGAAACATTCAGCAGACTCGAAGCAATTGCTGGTAGTGGATCAAGTTACCCTCCATACAACGTGGTTGACGGAGGAGATGGCAAGACCATACTTGAAGTTGCTTTGGCAGGATTTGCAGCTGGAGATATTGAAGTCGAAACTGAACGAAATGTTTTGACTGTATCTGCTCGTAAAGCACCTGCAGATAAAGAAAGAAAATATCATCACAAAGGAATATCTTATAGGACATTCTCTCGTAACTGGCAGATGGGAGATGATGTAGAAATCGATGAAGTAAAATTTGAAGACGGACTTTTGACAATTACTCTTGTGAAGAATCTACCTGAAAAACAGAAGAGAAAAAAGTGGTTCTAAATAAAAAATGAAGGGCACTTGACGGTGCCCTTTTTTGATGTTAAACTGTAGTGTAAAACAATATCACCATGGCAATTCAAGTAATTACCCTGAAAACAGGTGATCGTCTTATTACCGAACTGAAAGAAGTTTTTGATAGTGATGACGATGACAAGAAAGGTATTTGTCTGTTGATGGACGAACCATATATCCTGAACCTAGAAGGTGGTACTAAACAATACCTAACTGAAGAGTATGGTATGGAGTATCAAGTTAGGTTTAGTAAGTGGAATCCATATTCAAGAGATGACCAATTCAAACTTCCATATGATTGTGTGATGACAGTTAGTAATCCTGAACCAGGATTGGAAGAATCTTACAAGAGAAAAATTAAACAAAAACGTGAACTAGAGGAAACCAATGACAGTGACAGCTAATCATCCAATTCGTGTAGTGACTCTTTCTACTGCAGAGCGAGTCCTTTGTTTGTTCACAGACGTGCGGGATGAATCTGAACCAGATAGAGTCCTGGGATACAAGATGGCAGAACCATTCAACTTGTCTCTGGGCGACATTGATGAGAATGGAAACTATCCAGTGAAGTACAATCGTTGGTGTATGTTCAGTCCCGAGCGTGAGTTCTTGCTCTCTGGTCAACACATCATTGCAGTATCTGTTCCTGATGAAAATATTGTTGAGCAATATGCACAGCAACTAGAAGCAGCAGGAATTCCACGAGACCAAATTTTTGTTGAGGTAGAAAATGGAACTGAAAGCGAACCTGCTGAAGCTGCAGAATGAATGGATCATCGCTCAAGTAGAACCAGTTGAGGGGGACACTCTATCAGGTGACCCTGATGTTTGGTTAGTCGAACCATATTTGGTAGACTATGAAGGTCAACTATGCCCATGGGCAGAGCACTCTTCCGAGCGTGAATTTAATGTCAGATCCTCTGACATTACTGTTGTGACCAACCCGAGCACGGCAATCCTTGCTCGTTATATTGAATGTCTTGAATGAAGTTTTACACTAGTGTTGAGCAAGCAGGTAACCGCCTGCTTGTCCGTGGTTATGAGAATGGCAATCGCTACAGCGTGAGGGTTCCTTTCAACCCCACGATGTACTTGCCTACAAAGAATTATTCTGAGTGGAGAACACTAGAGGGAGACTGCGTAGAACCACATAAGTTTGGATCTATCACAGAAGCAAGAGAGTTTGTAAAACGATATAAAGAAGTAGATGACTTTGAGATCTATGGAAACAGTCGATTCTTGTATCAGTATATTGCTGAACAACACCCAGAGGAGGAACTCAAGTTTGACTCCTCCAAGATCCGTGTATTCACAATTGATATTGAAACCGCAGCAGAAAACGGTTTTCCAGATATCGAGTCTGCCGATCAGGAAATCCTTGCCATTAGTATCAAGGACAGCTTCTCTGGTCGCATTATTGTGTTCGGGGCGCGAGCATTCGATAACAAGGACCCCATGGTGGACTACATGCATTTCCGCTCAGAAGAGAGCATGTTGGGAGCGTTCCTTGATTACTGGCAAGAGAACTACCCAGATGTGATTACTGGATGGAACGTGCAGTTGTTCGATATGCCGTACATCCACAATCGTATCAATCGTATGATGGGTGAGAAGTTTGTAAAACTTCTGTCACCTTGGAAACTTGTGTCTACTCGTGAGATTTATATTAAAGGTCGTAAGCAAACTGCCATCGACACCCTTGGTATTTCTCAGCTAGACTACCTTGAATTGTATAAGAAATTTACCTATACTAATCAAGAGTCTTACCGACTGGATCACATCTGTTCTGTGGAACTGAACGAAAAGAAACTTGATCACTCTGAGTTCGATACGTTCAAAGAGTTCTACGAGAATGATTGGCAGAAGTTTATTGAGTACAACATCCATGACGTTCGCCTTGTGGACAAACTGGATGACAAGATGAAACTGATTGAACTGGCATACACCATGGCATATGACGCTAAGGTGAATTATGAAGATGTGTTTAGTCAGGTTCGCATGTGGGATAACTACATTTATTGCGAACTACTGAAGCGTAAGATTGCAATTCCTCCTAAGAAGGAAGCTACTAAAGACGCAAAATATGCAGGTGCTTATGTCAAGGAACCGATACCAGGATTCTATGATTGGGTTGTTAGTTTCGACCTTAACAGTCTGTATCCTCACCTTATTATGCAGTACAATATCTCGCCAGAGACACTCCAAGATACCAGACATTCAACAGTCACCGTTGATAAAATACTTCAGAAGCAAGTAGAGATTGACGGTGAGTTTGCTGTGTGTGCCAATGGTGCTCAGTATTGCAAGGACAAGCATGGGTTTCTTCCTCAGATGATGAAGAAGATGTATGACTCTCGTGTCATCTTTAAGAAGAAGATGATTGCTGCTAAGAAGCAATATGAGAAGACACCCACTGTTGAACTCATGAAAGAGATTGCGAGATGTAACAATATTCAGATGGCAAAGAAGATCTCTTTGAACTCTGCTTATGGTGCAATCGGTAATGAACACTTCCGTTATTACCGTCTTGCCAATGCTGAGGCAATCACTTTGTCTGGTCAGGTCTCGATCCGTTGGATTGAAAACCGTATGAACGGATACCTAAATAAACTACTCTCTACGGAAGGAGTGGATTATGTCATTGCATCCGACACTGACAGCATCTATCTTAACCTTGGACCTCTTGTTGATAAATTTT